CGCACGTTGGGGATGCGGTTGCCGTAGTTCTGCAGGGGGAGGTTGTCGAACACGAGATAGGCAAGGCCCCTGAATGCCGGAGTGTCCCCCGCCCCTATCACTGCCTCGATCACCGGGTCTGCGAGTTGAGTCTCGCTGCCGCGGTAGACAGTCATGATATTCTCGAACTTGGTATTGGCTGCAATGACCTTGGGGTCAACGCTGGTCAGGTCGTAGACAAGGTCGGAGTCCAGCCACACCCTGCGCACGCAGTTGATCTCGCCCTCGCACAGCCCCACGGCGAAATCGCAGTAGTAGCTGTAGGTCGTGACCTTGGTCTTGCTCTTGCCACTACCTACCTTGGTCCTGACCTTGACTTCCCGGAGCCCGGCTGACCAGATCACGTTCCCGGACAGAGCCATGGTTCCGTAGACGATGGGGATGCTGGCGCCATAGGTAGAGACCTGCACCATCCCGTCCTGTGCACGTGGGCCTGTCTGACCAGGCATGGCCGGCGGGAACATCATGGACCCGAGCATAGACCCGACCATGGTGCCGACGGCATACTGCCAAGTGCCAGCGATCCACGCCGCGTTCATGGCCGTAGCCGCCCAACCTCCGACTGCTGCGCCTACGAGTGGGGCAATGACGGCCATTACGCAAACTCCCGCAGGCGGTAAACGGACACGATACGGCGCTGCCACTTAGCATCAAGCCGATGCTCCACCACCTTGCCCACGGTCGCGTAACCGTGGATCACGGTATCGCCGGCCAGAACTGCTGAGTGCTGGGGCTCGCCTTGAAAGCGCATGAGCAGGATGTCTCCTGGTTGCTTGTCGGGAACCTCGACGAACTGCAGTGCCAACTCCCTGATCAACAGGTTGCCGGGATCCGGTGAGTAGTCCGTGCGGTCGATCAGGGAAAGTCCGGCGTCACGCGCTGCACAGACGACCAGTCCCATGCAATCAAGTCCGTGGTGTGATCGACCCTGGTGTACGAACGGCGTGCCAATGTAGGCCCTGGCAGCTGCTACAAATTCGAGTGGAGTAGCCATCACTTCTTACCCCACCGCATGATCTCAAGTGTGCCCGGCACATGCGCGAACCCCCTGAAGTTGACCACGTTTGCGTAGGTTGCTCGACAAGTGTCGATGTCCTTGTCACACCCAGGTGTCAACGTGTACTGGTCATTTGCTGCAGCGTCGTAGACCAGGGGCAGCAGCAGCGTGAACGTGCCGTTTGATTCGCTGCTTTTCACTTCGTGGCTGCGGCCGATATTGGCGCCGGATGTGAATGTAAGCAGACCGCCTCGCCAGTAGTCATCCGCTTCGTTCCTTATCGCGTCCACGATAACGGTGCGGCTGATCTGGCCGTTAAGGTCTCCAGTGACCTCCAAGGCAGCAAGGTTAACTTTGCACCTCCCGTCCCCAAGCTCTGCATCACAGGCCGCCGTGTAGATGCGGCCCACGGTCTGCTGCAGCTGCTGCGACAGGCTGCGAAACTCGGCGACGAACCTACCTTGGTAAATCTGGCACTCACCCCAGTTTCCCTTGGCGATCAACTTCACCAGCGACCCTGCCGACCAGTCCCACAGGAACAGCTCAATGTCGGCCAAGTCATAGAGCCCCGCCCTGATGTCTTCCCGATCGATCCCCGCTGTAGCAAGCAGGCCCTCGACGTCGGCATTGTCCACGGCCAAGCCGTCACTGCTCGAGTAGGTGGTGGGCGTATAGCCGCTCGCGGTCTTGTAGGTCAGTCCGTCGATGACAAGCTCATGGTCAAGCTCCGTCAGGCACACGTTCACTCCGTCCGTGCGGGTGATCTTCAGGCAGGTGGTCCAAGTGGTCATGCCAGCCTGTCCTCAACCAGCATCACCGACGTGTTCAGCGCTGAGTACGACTCCCAGTCATAGGCCAGATCGTCTGCGTCAAACCTGACCGGTACGTCGAACTCAAACCCGGCGGTGACCGACACGGCAGCGCCCGGCGCCACGGCAAACGTCACCACCCCGGTGGTGTAGTCAACGGTGTACCCGGCGCCCTGTAGCACGCCGGCCAGCCCGATCAGGGCGGAGCCGGACACGGGCTTCTTGATCAGCCTGACCTGGCTCAGCACCCCAACCACATAGGTCTTTTTGAGCTGGAAGGCTGTCGTGACACCGTCCCCGGTGCCGATTACCTGGTCAGTGTGGCTCACGGTCCCGGACAAGGCACAGGATTTGTAGTCCATCGGGTCCTTGAAGCGGAAGCTTGCGTACCTGCCGGCGACAGCCATGAAGTACTGCACCAGCTCCTCCATCTGAGCCGGAGAGTCAAGTGCCCGTGACACGTCGTACTGGTACCGCGGATAGGCCCAGAGGCGATTGCGGCTCTCGTGGCCGGATGACACCTCGACCACGCCGGTCGCAAACTTCGGTCCACCTTTGGACGAGTAGGCGATCCGATCAGGGAACCGGGGGGTTTCAAGAAACACGTTCGGCATTACCCATTCCTCCTGGCAGACCGGGCCATGCCGGAGGACACCGCGGCCTGGACCTGCTGCAGACTGGCCTTGGACATCTTGCCTTCCGGAGAGGAGACGTTGATGGTCAGGTTGGTGATGTTGGACCCGCCACCACTGTCCACCTTGACACCGAGGTCACCATTGCTGGTGCGGGTCAAGGGCATGATGGCCTCGCCGGGGCTGCCGGGCTTCTCGCCCATGAGGCCCACACCCTTCGCGAAGGGGAACAGGGTGGGCTTGCTCACCACACTGTTGCGGTAGGCGTTCAGGCCGGCAGCACCTGGCGCTCCACCTTTAGCGAAGAAGTTGGAGAACGCACTGATGCTGCCAAAGTCGGCGCTGGAGAACGCGGCGATGTTGCTAGGAGCCCCGAACAAACCGCCGGTCAGCGTGCCCAGTATTCCACCAAGTCCGCTGCCGCCGCTGTAACCAGAGCTGGTAGTCCCACCCATCCAGTTCGCAAGAGGCTGAGTCACTGCCCGCTGGATCTGAATGCGCAGCAAGTCGGCCACCACGCTGTCGGCGAAGGACTTGAACTCGAACTTCCCGGTGTGGATGAACTCCAGCAGGACGTCTTCCATGTTCTTGAAGAACTTCTTGAAGGCATCTTCGGACACCTTGGCAGCGCTGGTCGTGGTCTCGGCGTACTCTTTCAGCCCCTTCTTGGCCCCGTAGATCCAGTCGTTGTCCATGTCAATCTGGGCCTTCTTGAACGCCTCGTACTGGGCCTGCAGGCCTGTCAGCGTCTCAGCCTTCTGCTTGAGCACGCCGATCTCAGCGTTGGCGATACCAAGCACTTCCCGTTGGGCCTCGGCGGATGTGATCAAGCCGGCCAACCTCGCCGCATCGGCTTCCATCGCCACCACGTTGCTGTCCCGCTCGGCCGTGGTGAGCATCCGCATGGCGGCGGTCTGAGCCTCTACGGCCTTGACCATTTCTTGAGCGTTTCGCAGCTGCTCATCGGTGTCGCCGTACTTCTCCTTCATGAGACTCAGCGCATCGAGGACGTTTGCTTCACTCCGAGTGTCAGTGCGAGATTGGCCCGTCACCTTGGCTTGGGCTGCCTTGCTGTTGGCCTCGTCCACGCGGTTCTGAAGTTCCTTCAGGCGGGACACCACGGTCTCGTCCTTGCTCTGACCCTTGAACTTGGCCATGAGCGCCATCTTGTTGTACGAGTCCTGGGCGGTAGCGGCTTCGGCCTCCTGCCCCCGCACGTAGAGCGCGAGCTTGTCCTGGGCTTCCTTATCGGCAGCCTCACGGATAGAGTTGCGCTGAGCCAGGTAGTCAGCCTCGGCCACCAGCCCCACGGAGTGGAGCGCCTTCAGCCTCTCCAGCTGACTCTTCTCAGATTCGGCGATGACCCCGAGCTGATCCTGGTAGGTGGCCACGTCAGCCTTGAAGTCCTTGACGTAGCGCTCCATCCAGGCGTACTTGCCCACTTTGTCCGGGATGCTGAGTTCACGGGTGCCAGGCCTGGACTTATCTGCGGGATCTACGTTCTCCCACCCCGACCCCTTAACCTCCTGCAACTGCCGGCGGGCTTCAACCAGGCGGGCTTCAGCCTTGGCAACTTCACCAGCCCGCATCTTCGAGAACATGTCGTTGGACTTGCCGCCAATACCCCATGCACCCAGACCACTGACTTTGGCGCGAGCGGCGTCAAGCTCCTTCATCGCCTGTCTGACGTTATCCTCAGCCTCACTCCTCGGCGTAACCTTAGACAGTCGCATGCGCTCTCTTGACTGAGCAAGCTTCTCATCCAACGACAGCACTTTCTCCTCGGTGCTCGCCAAGGCGTCGTCGGAGTTATCTTTGAACATCGTCCAAGCGGCAGCGGCCATGCTGATGGCCGTGATCAGAATTCCGATCGGACCGCCGGCCAGGGCCACAGCACCACGGCCTACGATGGACGTGGCGGCGGCGGCCCTGCCGAACATGCCGGACGCGCTGGTCGCCGCCGCGCCGGCTGCCTTCCATTGCCGGGCAATACCCCCGACGTACGTGCCGGACACTGTACCGGCATGCTGCAAGACTCCGCCGGACAGCTTCACCGCGGTTGAGTAGGCGGCCATGCTTCCCGCGGCACGGTTCAGCGCAGCGCCGATGCCGGCGATGATGCCACCGGCGAACGAGACAGTCTTGAAAGCGAGGTAGGCCGCCAGCACCGAGGCCAGCGCCCGACCGTGATCGAACAGCAGCTGCGTAATCGAGGCCACAACCGACCCGAACTTCTCCAGCCCAGCCAGGAACTGCGGGCTCTCCACGGTCTTACGCAAGCTTTCCAGGACTCCGATGACCTTGTCCTTGTTACGCTCATACAGCTGAGTCAGCGAGTTCATCAACGACACGACCAACTGGTCCACCTTGTACTTGCTGGTTTCCTTCAGTCGGGCGATGAACCTGTCGAGAGCCCCGCTGGCCGTGTGTGAACCCTCGTTCAATTTCTCGAACGCCCCGGCCAGGTTCCCGAGGGGCTTGCCCTCGGCCACGAGTTGCCGCACCTTGACAACCAATGCCTCAACAGCGTCACCCATGTTGTAGGTGCCGTCGGCAGCCCTCTTGATCGAAATTTCACCAGACTCCACGGCCTTCTTCGCGGCTGCTGCGTACTCGGCATAAAGTTCGTTGGCTACCTTGCCACCGCGCTCGCCAAAGGTTTTGTCAACCACATTGACGCGAGAGGCTGGGTTCAGCTTCGCCAAGGCCACGGCCAGGTCGCGAACCGTATCAATCACCGGACGGAGCTTTCGATCGGCAGTAAACGCCGACACGCCGAGAGCCTCAAGAAGCCCCTCTGCCCTGTCCGTTTTCGGGGTGACCATCTCAGCAATGAAGTTACGCGTGTAAGTACCGGCCTTCGTACTTTCGATCTTCCGTAAAGACAGCGTGCCGAAGATCGCCAATGTTTCTTCAAGCGTGGTGTTGTATTGCGAGTTGACACCAATGGCCTGCTTCATGGCCGCCATCAGTGTGGTAATCGACGCCGGGGTCTCAGCCGCCACATAGGAGAGTGCCTCGCCGATGTGCGCAACGTCCTTCATACCGAGGCGGTACATCTGCATGATCGCGACGAGATCGCTCGACGCTTCCTTGAGGTCAACCTCGCCCTGCAGCGCCACCTTCATGGCCGTTGGCAGCACGTTGCCGATCGAGTCGGCAACGCTGATACCGGCAGCCTGCAAGTCCCGCATCCCCTCGGCGAGATCACCGACGGTGTACGTGGAGTCCTTGCTCAAGGTGAACAGCTGCTTCTTGGCTGCTTCCAGCTGGGCCTGCGGCAGTTCGCCCAAGGCCCCGGCAAATTGGGACTGGTACCCGAACTTGGAGCCTTCCTTCAGCGACGCCATGATCGTCTTGGCACCGGTGAACGCCGCGATCATGGGGGCGAGAGACTTGCCATAGGTCAGCCACAACCCGCCCATGGCACCGGACAGGCCCCTGGCCACCTGGTGGCCGGTGTAGGCCGTGGTGTTCCAGTCGTGCTGGGCACCGCCTGCCGCGACAATGGAGGGCTTCAGCTTGGCGTACTCCTTAGCCTGCTGAGCCGTCAGCGACGACATCGTGCGCATCGCCGCCAAGCTTGTGGCGTCCACAAACCCTCCCCTGGTGGGAACGGCAGCGGCAGCCCTCAACAGTGAATCCTGCTGAGCCTTATTGAATATCGCGTCAACGGCCAGCTGGCGCTCGCGCATCTTGACCAGGCCCGCCAGATGCTTCTGGCGCTCCTCCATGATCGAAGCGCGACGGGCCTTCTCCCTCGCCACATCACGAGCCGCGGCATCCTGCTGGGCCTTGTCAAAAATCGCATCAACGGCCAGCTGGCGCTCGTTCATCTTGATCAGGCCCTGCAGATGCTTCTGGCGCTCCTCCATGATCGAAGCGCGACGGGCCTTCTCCCTCGCCACATCACGAGCCGCGGCATCCTGCTGGGCCTTGTCAAAAATCGCATCAACGGCCAGCTGCTTCTCACGAGCAGCCAGCTTGATTTTGTCAGCCTTCAGCTCCGCTGCCGCCGCGGCCATGCGCTCCTTGGCCTCCAACACGGCAACCCTGTGGAACATCAGCCGGCCACGATTGTCGTCCTTGATCTTCGACGCCTCGTCACGCAAGGCCACGGCCACACGGTGGTAGGCCCGCTGATTGGCAAGCAGTTCCTTGTTGGTCTTGTTCTGTGCGGCCACTACGCCACGCCCACCACGCTCGGTGACGTCCACCAGCTGCTTGTTCATCAGGTTGACCTGAGAGACCACAGCATCAAGGCTCTGCTTGATGCCCCTCGTCTGCTTCAGGAAGCCGGCCTGCATGTCGCGCAGGTTGACCCCGCCGACCGTCATGGTCTTGAGGTCGGCAGCAAGCAGCTGCTTCTCCCTCTGCACGGCCGCACGGAAGGTCTTGAGATCCTCCAGGGCTTTGACGGTACTTACGCCAAGGACCAGCGTTGCCGCCGAATTCACGTCACTCATTTGGCGCTCCCGTTGGTGGCCTTCAGGCGCCTGAAGTAGGCAGAGTCCATGCTGCGGATCGTGCGAAGACACGACAGCCGCATCTCAGGATCAGTCCCGCCCACGATTTCGAAATAAGCATTCACCGCTTCAACGGAGATGGGTTGGGGCACAGGTACAGTAACTGGCACCGGCCCTGGCATCACCATCAACAGCTCCTGTCGACAGGAGTGAAGCATCTGGAACATCTCGTACACCCCGTGGTACTCAACTGGCAGTGTGGGCCTAGACAACAACGCCTTCGGCGTAATGCCTGACTGCGCCTGCATATCCTCCAAGTGCTTCAGATGGGGACCCCACTGCAGGTCCCAATCCAAGTACTCGGTTAAGGCTTTCCCGCTTCGGCTTCCTTGCCCAAGCGGTAGGCGTCCATGTCCGCAGCCATGCGGGCAATCTCGGCCCTGAAATCCTTCAGCGCCAGCGCCTTGACCGCGTTCTCACGGCTGTAGGGCAGCACCTTGCCGTCGAACTCGACCTTGCCTTCCCAACCCAGCAGGATGGTGTCGGCCATCACCTCGACCATGAGCTTTTCGTTCAGGGTGTTGGCCGCTTCGTCTTCCATGTCCAGCGCGTGACGATGGGCCTCGTAGAGCTTGTTCAGCTTCTTGGCGTAATGCGGGTTGCCCATGCGGGCCACCAGGAACTTGACGTCGCCAAACGGCACCCAGGTACCATTGGACTCAAGGGCGCTATCCGTGGCAAAACTCTTGAACAGATCCATGACTACTCCTATTGGTCTATAAACTAAACGATGTCACAAAGTGGGGGCCGAAGCCCCCACTCATCAGACGCCTGCGCCGACTCGGTCGATGATGATCGTCTTCAGCGTAGCCGCATCCATCAGCGCCTCGAACGGCATGGACAGCATGGCATCCGAGTTCAAGGAGCCGCCGGTCACCTTGGCGTCCTTGTATTTCACCTTGGGCAAGGTGAACACGTAGCCGTTGCCATCACCGTCGACTGCGCTCCACGACACGCTGGAGGCGGTGTTATTGAGGAACTTGTCGTACATGGTGCCGTCAGCCAGGTACACCTCCATGGTGCCGGAGATGGCGATGGTGCCGGAACCGATGCCCACCGCGCCAAGGGTACCGATGGCGTCCTGCGCACGCAGGGCGTTGTCGATATCCAGCGCCAAGGACTTGATGCTGGTGCCAATCAGCGCAGCACCACCTTCGTAGATGTTGCCCACACCTGACACGGCGTTCATGATGCCGAAAGACTGAGACTGGGCAGAGGCGCCCATCTCGGTCGCCACACCTCGAACAGCATCCTTGCCCATGAAGTCAAAGTTGCCAGTGACGATACTGCCGGACTGGAAGGACAGCGACATCTTGGAAGCCGTCATACCACGGAAGTTGAAGAACTGGGCGATGTCGGCGTGCTCACGCTCGATGGAGAACGAGCGCTGGACGATGCCGTTGCTGACGCGCTGGGTGTTCACCTTGACGGCGATACCGCCATTGCCCAGCATACCAGTGAACGGCGTGCCTTCGAAGGTCAGCACGGTGTCGGTCGGAGTGACCGTCTTGGACACCTGCACCAGCTTGTTCTGACCGGAGATGGTGGACCCGCTGATACGGACCCACTGGCCGAGTGCCAGGTTGGTAAAAATGCTGGCGCCGGAGGTAGCACCGCCAGCAGTGAGCGCTCCAGCTGCGAAGGTCGCGGACACCGGGATCGAAGCGCCGACGCCGTCAACGCCCCAGGTGCTCCAGGTACCCTGCAGCACGGCCTGGATCAGGTCGTCGTACTCGCGATAGCTCAGCTCGAACGGAACCCCACCGGTGGCGCTGGCGCCGGTGAGCACCATGTCGGTGACCTGGCGGTCGGAGCGGATCTCCTTGGACGTCTCGGAAGTCAGGGTGAAAGCCAGACCGGCGGTGTCGGTACAGCGCAGATTCTTGCCGTTGCCTGCTGGGGTCACACCGAAACTTGCCTCGGTTTTGTAGCGCAGCTGGGTCAGGTTGGCGGATGCAAAGGTCATGGCGAAATCCTTTCAAAAGGCTATCAGAACACTATCAGATAAATTTTGCTTATTCAAGCATAAATTTTACTGATGGAACCAGAACGGTACGCACCATTCTTGGCTGAACCAGCCGTCATGGCTTTCATTCCGGCCGGGGTAGGGCACTGCAAGCTGCAGTGCTCCGAGGCTCAGGTGCCGCAACTCAGCATTCAGTATCTCAGCCCTGGCGAGTAAGGCCTTCGTGCCTGTGCCCTCGCGCTGCATGTGCAGCAGGCACAGTTCCCCCGTGTACCGGGTGATTGGGTCATTCTCGATCGAAGCCTGCCGGGCGCCTTGGAAGTCCACGCGCACACGCAGTACCGCGTCACCTACGGAATCCACCGGCACGCTGCGGGTGTTCTCGTAGAACGCGGGCAAAGTCGAAAGGCTGGCATCCAGTACGGCCTTGACCTTGGTGATCAGGGCGTCTCGAGCTTGCTCAGGTGTCATGACCAGGCTCCAATATGTCGATTACTTAGGTTAACAGCAGCGGACCTGGAGATTATTCCAAGTGGTCCGACAAACAGCGACCTCACCGCGGCCATGGCCCGTTGACCCGTGGCACCGGTGTTGCCGGCCCTGAAATTGATCTGGTTGTTCTCGATCTTCCAGGCGTAGAAGTCAGTGTGGGCAGCGCTGTTGCTGACATACGCGATCTGCCCCAGCCTCTGAAAATCCAAGTCGTTGCCCGCGTTTAACGAGATCGCGGCGTTGATGGCAGGGGCGTCGCCCTGGATGAACGGTTCTGTCGTAGGCTTTGCCCAGATGTCCTCGCCCCTGCCGACGGACCTGCGGGCACCTCGGAGCCCCAATGGCTCAAACGACGCGTCCACAGACCCCACCGCGTACTTCCAGTTTCCGGCGAAGTCGCCGCTGTACTGGGGCGAGAGCCTGACTGCGTAGTTGAACAACTCCGAAGACAAGCCACGGGCCACGGCCACAGTCAATTTCTCAGCGTCATCAATCCACCGATCAATGCTGGCGAAGAACTGGTCGAGGTTCGAAGCAGTCAGGCTCACGTGTGCCTCACGTGCAGATGCCAAACGGTTCCGTTCTGCTGTACGTCTACAACCTCGCGCACACCAAGGCTCAAGGTGACCCTGTCACCAGTCTTTGGCGCGGCAACCGCCGCTGCCGCAACCAGCACAACGTCATCACCCTCGGCGTACTTCGCTGTGGCCGGGCTCATGTACTCGAACTTGCTCTGCCAACGCAAATAGAGTGCCTTGACGTTGGTCGCCACTACGGAATAGGCATCAGTCACCGGATTGTACGTCCGAGCGCCATAGCTCACCGTCTCGAAATTTGGCACGTCGAGCTGGTCTATCGTGGCGGCCTGGAACCCTGACGCCGTGAGATAGGAATCCTTTACGAAGTACCAGGCCCCGTCCAGGTAGACGAGGTCGCCGGCTGAGACGCTCTCACCCTTGGCGAAGTAGGCCGTGAGAATGTTGGTCATCTCCGATGACTCGTCCACCTCCTTGCCACCCTTCAACCACAGCAGCGCGGCATAGGCCGGTGTACCTGTCACATTGGTCAGTTCCTGAAGAACTGTCACGATTTCGGCGAGACCGTCAGCCCGGTGCACAATGAACTTGCTGCGGATGGGTGATGCCTGGAAGTAGTCGTAGGCTGGCAGGTGCGACACCAGGTAAACATCGCTGCCCAACTTCACAGCGTGCCTAGCCGGCATGTCCAGGCCCGGCGCCACGGAAAGAATGCGTCTGACCGTGGTCAGGCCGTCGCGCTGGCTATCGTCATACAGATCCATCTGCCCAAGCATCGCTTGCTCATCGCTGTAAGCATCAATGACAGCCAGCTTGTCGAAGTACTTGGCTGCGGCGGTGAGCTTCATGATCCAGTCACCGGGTCAACCGCGGGAGACGACACGCCCATGAACACCAGGGGCACCGAGGACGCGGTCGTGCTATTGAGCGCGGCTAGGGCCGCGGCGAGGCCCTGCCGGGCCTTCTCGTACTGGCTTTCGACGGACAGCAAGGTGCTCTTGTACGGGCTGTCGGAAAATCGGGTCACGACGGCTTTGCCGTCAGAGATGGACTTGGGCGCCATCATGGGCAGCGTGGTGCCAAGATGCCTCGCCACCGCGTAGGTAGCAAACAGCGACACCGAGGACAAGACCCGGCGCTGGGCTTTTGTCCGAGTGCCCGGTACCACCCCCTCAATGGTTTCCACCGTAGTGGTGATGTCCTCGGCGAGGGCGAACTCATCCGTGATGTTGTTGAACTCCATCCCCAAGTGGTTGCCGTACAGTGGCAGGCCCAGTACACCGTCGTCCACCTCCTCGTCGGAGACCCCAAGTGCCGCACGAACCTCGTCGTAGCTGGTGTAGTCCAGTACAGCAACCTGACCGTGATCAGCGTCGCTGTACCTCAGCGGCATGGTCGTGGTCAGGGCGTAAACGCTGGTGCCCTCCGTGGCCTCGCAGCGGAACCTGTAGCGGCAGCCGGCGACCCCCACCCCCACCTTGTGCTGGACGACCGGGCCAACAATGACGGGTGCACCTATGAGGACCGCACTGGGCGTGGGATCCGTGCCACTCTCTACTTCGACAGTGACGACGGCGGAGCCAATAACGACGGCAGAGCCGGTGAAGTCGAACGTGACGTAGAAGTTCTCGGCGGGATCTTTGGGCGACCAGTTGTTCATCACTTACCTCAGCTATAGGTTTCGGTGCGGGACTTGGGCGTATAGGCCCCGCTGGTTCGACTTGATCTCGTCACGGACTGATTACCTGTGGCACGTGTCGCAGCATTGGGCTGTGAGTGCCCATCTGAAACACTCGGCGCCCTAGAGTAAACCGATTCACGCCTCGCGGGTAGCGGATGAAGTAGCTGGCCACCTGCCCAGCCACCTGGCGATGTGGCTGACTGCACTGTTGATCCACCGAGTAGTACGTGAATCTGTGCGACGGCTCCGCCGAGCGCCTGCGCTGCCTGGGCGCAGCCAGCCCCACCCAGCACATGGGTCTGGCCAATCGTGCCACCTGGCGTGCCGGCCGACTGCGTGGTGGCGGCACCAAGGAGCTGGGAGCCCGTGCCAACCGCCCCACCTGGCGTGCCGGCCGACTGCGTGGTGGCGGCACCGGCCAGGATGTGAGTCTGGGAGACGGCCCCACCTGGCGTGCCGGCCGACTGCGTGGTGGCGGCACCGGCCAGGAGCTGGGTCTGGATGACGGCCCCACCTGGCGTGCCGGCCGACTGCGTGGTGGCGGCACCAAGGAGCTGGGAGCCCGTGCCAACCGCCCCACCCGGCGTGCCGGCCGACTGCGTGGTGGCGGCACCGGCCAGGAGCTGGGTCTGGATGACGGCCCCACCTGGCGTGCCGGCCGACTGCGTGGTGGCGGCACCGGCCAGGATGTGAGCCTGGTAGACGGCACCAGCCGGCGAGTCCGCCGACTGCGTGGTGGCGGCACCGGCCAGGGTGTGAGTCTGGGAGACGGCCCCTCCCGGCGTGCCGGCCGACTGCGTGGTGGCGGCACCGGCCAGAATCCGGGTCTGGATGATGGCACCGGCCGGAGAGTCGGCCGACTGCGCGGTGGCGGCCCCGGCCAGAATCCGGGTCTGGATGACGGCACCAGCCGGCGTGTCGGCCGACTGCGTGGTGGAGGCACCGGCCAGAATCCGGGTCTGGATGACGGCATCGGCTGGGGAGTCCGCCGACTGCGAGGTGGTGGCTCCAAGGAGTTGGGAACCAGTGCCAACCGCCCCACCTGGCGTGCCGGCCGACTGCGTGGTGGCGGCACCGGCCAGGAGCTGGGTCTGGATGACGGCCCCACCCGGCGTGCCGGCCGACTGCGTGGTGGCGGCACCGGCCAGGATGTGAGTCTGGGAGACGGCCCCACCCGGCGTGCCGGCCGACTGCGTGGTGGCGGCACCGGCAAGTGGGAGGACCGTCTCCACGCCTCCCCCGGGCGTCTCTGCGGACTGTGTAGTAGTCGCCCCGCTGAGGAGTTGGGCCTGCACAATAGCCCCGCCTGGGGATACCGCCGACTGGCGAGTAACCGCTCCCCATGTCAGGTGAGTGGGCTCGTAAGCAAATGCAGCAGCGATGGCTACGTGTCGGGAGTTGACACTGGTGTACTGGAGCGTCCCGGTGCTGCCAGCGGTTGCCTTAACTGCATCGGCAACGGCAAAAGCCGTATCAGCACCCGCCGTTGTCAAGTAGTCCTGCCTCTCCCTCCAAACGCCACTAGGGTCCGTCGTCTCCAGTGTTGACGAGCTTGGCGTCGTCGGGTCTGTAGCTGCCTGAAAGTCGCTCGATCCTGCGTTGTCGGCAAGCGCGGCCATCAGAACGATCAGTTCGTCGTCCCCAGACGTGGTCAACCCAGCTGTCGTGACAGTCGTGCTGTTGGTGGCCAGCGTGTTAGAACTGCTGACGTCAAGTACGGCCGGTCCGCCCGTGTGCCTCCAAGCGTGTATCTTGCCCCACGCTACGTTCCCGCCTGTTCTGGTGAACGCCTGGCTACCGCTCAGCGTACCGTCCCAGATGTGGTAGGCCATGAATCCAGAGGCAATCGACTCAGCAGTTACAGTGCTGGTGTTACCCGAATTCTCTTGGGCAATCTGCGTCCAACCCGCCGGCATGGAGAATGCCGGGGTATCACGAGCTGCGACACAGGCAACGAGCAAATCTCCGGGGAGGTAAGGTAGCCGCCAGCCTATGCCGTCCTCGGACACAAGAACCGAGCCTGACGAGCCGACGCACAAAAGCTCACCATCACGCTCGGCTATGGCAGCTCCGTAACCTAATGCGGGCGTATAGCGCTCCACCCACGCGATGCCGTCCTGGCTGGTGTATAGCTTCTCCCCGGCCAGTACAAACAGCCCTAGCGTCGAGGAGTAAATGACAGACCTGTTTGTCTCCGCCCCTCCCGAGGCCCGAGTAGTCCACGCCACTCCATCCGAACTTGTGAGGACCACTGATGTATCGCCAACGGCAACGTAAATACCCAACTCAGCGGAGTACGCGACACCATACAAGTTTGCGGCGGTGCCGCTGGTCTGCTCCGTCCATGCCGTGCCGTTAGGGCTGGTGAGGATTGTCCCGGTGTCACCAACGACGACATACAGCCCGTCATCCGGCGAATAGCAGCTGCCGCGCAGTGTCACGGAGACATCGCTGGTACGCACCGTCCACGCAGTGCCGTTATCGCTGGTTACAATCGTCCCAGAGTAGCCTACGGCTACATACAGCCCGGTCTCACTGAAGTACCTGCCGCGCAAAAACGATTGTGCCGTCCCGCTGGTTCGCGGTGTCCACGTCGTCTTGTCAGGGCTAGTGCTGATTAATCCGCCTGTACCAAACGCAACATACAGTGCGTCGTCAGCCGAATAACAGAGAGACCGAATACTCGCGAACCCTACGGGGCCACCTTGGGTGAAATTGTGGCGATCGCTCGATACCAGGCAAAAATTTTCGCCAGTACTCAGGCCATTCTCTGCCACCAAAAACTCATCTACATCCGGCTCGTATACAGCGTCGTAGCAATCCTGGTTGGACCCCAATCCGTAAACACGCGGCAGACTTATGGAGATGTTGCCACTGGTCGCCACAGCCGTGCCGGACTGGCTTGACAGCCACTTCCACTTACCGGGCTTCGTCACTACGCTGCCCGGCGAGTCCGCCGACTGAGTGGTGGCGGCACCGGCCAGGGTGTGAGTCTGGGAGACAGCCCCTCCCGGCGTGCCGGCCGACTGCGTGGTGGCGGCACCGGCCAGTATCTGGGTCTGGATAACGGCATCGGCTGGGGAGTCGGCCGACTGCGCGGTGGCGGCCCCGGCCAGGATGTGAGTCTGGGAGATGGCCCCACCTGGCGTGCCGGCCGACTGCGTGGTGGTGGCACCGGCCAGGGTGTGAGTCTGGATGACGGCCCCACCCGGCGTGCCGGCCGACTGCGTAGTGGCGGCATCGGCCAGTGTGTGGGTCTGGATGATGGCTCCGGCTGGGGAGTCCGCCGACTGCGCGGTGGCGGCACCGGTGAGGATCTGGGTCTGGCTTACGGTCTCATTGACATACAGCCCACCAGGGACTTGTGCTTGTCGCGTCCCCGTTTCATTTACATACGGGCCACCAGGTAACTGCCGCTCCCCGGCCATTTAACTCACCGTCAGCTTCGGATCAATGTATACAGTCGTCGATGCCTTCGCCAAGACAACTCTGGCGATGATGTAGCCTTTCTCCTGCGGCGTGAAAGAAACGGACAGCTTTTGCTTAACGGGCGTAGTCAACCCGGTCGTTGTCCATGTTTCGCTACTTGACGCTTGCGCAGCGGCAGTAGCCATTATATCTGCCTTACAGTCAGTGACCCACGACCCAAGTGGGTAACCGCTCGTCCCAAGGTGCATCACTTCCAACCAGCACTCGTCATCGTTGAGGGTGACGTTATCAGTAATAACCTCAATGGTAACGGTTTTCGACGATCCGGTAGTGTCGTTCCAGATTGCGATTTCCGGGGAATACAGGTGAAGCGTGGGATATTCCGCATTCGCCAGGGAAGTCATGATCCACGACAACGGTGTGGTGCCGTCAGATGCGCCGCCCGATCTGACAATGGTAGATTCGTGCTTTATCGTCCCGAGGTAATCTTCAATCCATAGACGGTAGTTCGTATCAGCGTTATCACAATTATGCATTTCGACACGACTGCCTGGGGTTCTTGTTCCAGAGAACAATGCACCGCTCCAAGACGCCGGAAGTTTGCAGTTACGAATGATTACCCTAGCGCGATTTTGACTATCGCACCCAACTAGATTGTTTGCCACCGGCATCGCCGAGAAATCGACACCAGAAACAACAGCGTTGCTTGCTCTACCGGCGCCGGCATTCCCGGCTGCAAATACATTATGTGAGGCCGAAGCTCCGCTTATGTACGTGCCCCCCATCCACTCCAAATCTCCGCCACTGACTCGAATACCTTGGTTAGAGTGCCCGCCGAACCGCACATTGCAATTTCTCCAGGTAACGTGTGACACCAATTGGCCAGTTGTTTCCTGACCTATCCGTAGAGTGCTTGATGCTGATGACCCGCTCGCGGGCATGCGGAAATTACAGTTCTCGTAAGTCTGTACATCCCCAGCGCCACCGGCTTGTTGAAAAGATGCGTTGTTAAACCCGCTGCCGGCGTAGAAGGTGATACCGTAGAAATACGCGCAGCCATTTATCGTAAGACTGCTGCCTCCCGTGGTGGTCACTGTTGCGGTCGTGGCGAGCGCCGTTGGCGGTTCGGCTGAGTCATCCACGCATAGCACCTTCGTCGGCGACGCTGCCGTACCTGCAAGGATAATCGTAACAGCTGATGCGGTGGATTCGGCGTGGTTATCCGACACATAAATGGTGTCACCAGCCGCGTCTATTGCGGCTGCGCCGGCCAGGTTTAGCTTTGCCAGTGCCCAAGTTGAGCCATCGTCGGTATTGACGCCATCCGCACTGCGAACGTAAATATTAGCCATTGCTACCCCGCAAGAATTTCGTCTGCTTCGGCTTCCGCGAGCACTGCGTTGATCTGCTCCGCCCGTGCGGTACAAATGGCCGCGTGGTCCATGCCAACATTCGCGAGGTATTCAACAATGTGCTCGCCACCGGCAGAATCGACGTGGGTTTCCTTGACGTATATCCGTCCGTCAATTTGATTGTGCGTGTCAACGACAAAACTGCTGCTTACGATGCTCATAGATCAGCCTCCGCCAGTAGCGCCAAATACCTGTTCTTCATCGGCACGAAGCGCGTAGTCACAAGGTTGTTCCATTGTGTCGTGTTCAGCGATTTGCCGTAGGCGTTGTTGTAACTCAGACGCACCTGGTCACTCGTCAAATGCCCGGCCTGGATTTGCGTCCAGACCCACCATACCAGCCGGTGATATTCACGCTTATCCCCGGCTTGGCAGGCGGCCCGCACTCGCGCCCAGAATCGGGCGGCGAATTGCGCGGCGGTTTGGTGCTTAAGATTCAGAGCCACGGCTATGACCCAGACGCGCAGGTCATCAGGTCGGCTGATTGGACGTGTACACCAGTGCGGGGAACGTGACCGGATTGCCTGCCACAATCGCCTGATCAGACGTCTCCTCAGTGACCCACAACACCTTACTGTTGACGGTGTCGAGGAACGCGATGTGCATCGTCGCGCCACCACCAGAGTTGTTGGCAGAGGCGTCCTGCTTACCTGACGCAAACGTCAGGGTGCGGTTGTTGCCGCTGGATCCGAGCGTGAAGTCCGCGTCGACCAGGCCCGTAACCTCGGCCAGCGGAGTGGTGGTCACCGTAGCGTAGCTATCGCCGGGCGTATAGGCGCCGATCAGCATCACTTTGTCACATTCGGTTTTGATGCGGTTGATGCCAAAGTCCAGCACGTCCGCGTGTACCCATTTGCTCATGATTTACTCCTGTTTGGTGGTTCGGGATTGACTTGATTGATGCCAGTCAATCAAGGTGTTGAGGTGTTCTTCACACCATCTTGCCGCTGCGTAGTTGTCGGCAACTGCTTTACCGATTGCACTGGCTTCAATGGTCTTGGTCGTTCCAAGAGATGCGCCGGTGGGGTCGGGCAGGTAAGTACCGGTGGCGGCGGCGTCGTGAAGGACCCGCAACCCGTCAGGGCAAGTGCCAGAAATAACGCCAGCAGCCTCATGGTGGTTCTCCTTTAACTTGTCGATCTTTCTCGTAGCCTCTGTCAGCCTCATCGACAACGCATTACCACGCTCGATTTCATCAAGCGTCGCGTCAAGCTGCTGCTCCAGATGCTTTCTGGTCGTGGCGTCGTGCTCGGCCTGACACCTGTCGTACCCGCCGGAATCGATGGCGCTGAACACAGCCCACAGCACAAACAGCACCGCGGCAACCCCGGCAACCCTGAGCCACAGCGTCACGTTCATTTCGTAGCTCCGACCATACTGACACCCTTGGACACCACGGCCCCTGCCACCAGAATGCCACCGTACCAGACCAGGAGATCGTCGCTAAGGCTTCCGGCCAGTTCGTGGCGGATTACCACCCACGTCATCACAGCCATGCCCACCAAGTTACCCACCTTGGTATGGCTCATGTGCCCGGCAGGGTCCTTGACCAGATCAGTTATCCTCATTCGGGAACTCCTTGAGTTGGAAGTGCATGCCATCAGGGCGCGGCCACAGCCCGCCCCAGTCAAAGCCTGCATCGGTGAAGCACTTCACAAACCCGGTGCTCAATGTAGGGGCCACGCCCAGCCTGTTCCAGGCCGCGTTGACATCAATTGCGATTGCCCACGAATGCAGGCTGAGCGTCCCACCTCCGCGCTTACTCCGGATATTGAAGCAGCCGTCCCAGGTTTTGAGTTCGCCAGCAAAGCCTCGGGTCACAAGGTTCTGCAATGCCTGCTCCAGCGGCCCCACGAGGTCCCTGTTGCAATAGATCCTCTTGGGTATGGCACCTACCTCAAGGTGGGCTGGCACGTCCCACACGACCAGCCAGGCCTCTTTGTGAGGATCACCGTAGCGGGCCAGACAGGCTTTACTGGTGATCACGGCTTACCTCCTCCAAGGACCCGCTCACGGAACGCCTCAAGGCTGGCGATGGCCCTGGTACCCATGTGTGCTGACACGGCGATCAGAACGGCAGCGATCGGCCCCTTGATCCCAGCTGCCTCACAGAGCAAGAACGTGAGTAGTCCGGCGAATGAGCAGATCACCAGGTCCAAGGTCAGGCCCTGCCATGAAAACTTCTCGCCGCGGCGCAGCCGCTGTGCGTACTGCACAAGTCCGCCCCACAGTGACAGCGCCATCGTGGTGATCCACGGAAGTATCTCGGTGATGCTCTGGTGCTCGGGAGGCTTAATGTCCATGTCCACAGTCCAGTCAGTTCGTCACTCGCACACCGCGATACCGAGGCGCTTGGCCACGATTGCATCGTCGTGACACTTGGGCAGCTCGACCGGGAACAGCACCGGCATCCCTGCACACTTCTTCGGCCCAAGGGCGAGCGCGGCCAGCCCGTCCACGCACATCACCCTCACCGACGCCTCACGCTCGCCTTGGGCATGCAAAACCCTGGAGGTCTCACGCAATGTGCACTTCTTGTCCTCGATCCCACCCCCGCCGCTCGCGCCAAACCCAGCCACGCTGAAGCCGCCGGAGTACCCGACGAAGCACGGCGCTGACGTCATCACCGCTGGCGGCGCCACGGCCGGAGCTTGGTCGTCGTAGTCTTGGTTCAAGGAGGTGTTGACGCTGGCGCCCCCTTGGGAGACCTGAACGGCCGTACCCTGAACCTGAGTGGACGTGACGGACTGCGACGTCTGGGCGTACGAACTGGAACTGGCCTGGTTGGAAACCGGGCCGTTGCTGTTGTTTGAGGCCAGCGCCGGCAGCGCCAGTAGGCTACACAGAACGAATGTCGTAACTTTCACGGGTTTTCTCCAGATCCGGATATAGCTTGCGGTGCAGCTCCAGCAGATCGTCGAGTGCGGCCAGATACAGCGATTTGCCACGCATTGTGCGCAACGCGTCGAGGTAATCCTCGCAATCTGCTGAGCCCCACAGGCTCGTGATGCGCTGGGCCTCCGCGTGGTCAACAGCCTCGATCTCGCCAAGGAGATCAGTGGCCGTCACGTCAGGCCCCAGCGTAGGCTTCGAGCTTGCCTGCCAGCATCTGATCCTCAACCCAGGTGCTGGGGATCTCGATCGCAGGCTCCGGCCGGTAGGTCTGGCCAGTGAACGGGTCGTGCATGACGCCGCCATGCACCGAACGGAGCCTACGAGGCCCAGTGGATTCGGGGGCGGCAGTGACCGCGGGAGCCTCAGCAACGGGAGCCTCAGCAACGGGAGCCTCAGCAACGGGAGCCTCAGCAACGGGAGCCTCAGCAACGGGAGCGGAATTCTTGGGTTGGGCCATTTCGGTTCCTTTCTTGATAAGCTGGACTTATACGCATATCAGCAAATTCTATGCTACAGCCAGATTGGTCTCAATGCAAACAAATGTCAGGATTCGGCAGGTGTAAAAAAGGCCCGCCGAGGCGGGCCTTTCTCACTCACCCTTGGCTTACAGGGTCAGGGACAGCACTTCGAAGGCGTCGTCGAACAGGCGGCGAACCACAGAGCCCTGGTCGAAGCGCATGGCGCTGGCGCGGCGCAGAACGAACTCTTCCTGGGCCTCGTAGGTGGCCGTGGTGGAGGTCACGCGGTGGATCGCGTAGTTCGCGTCGATGGCCATGATGGTGTTGGCAGGCCAGTTGGCGTCGTCGGTGATGAACACCTGGACGGTGGGACCCCAGCCCGGATTCATCACCAGCGGCAAGGTGTCGATCCGGGTGCTGGTGGGGTTGTCGCCAACCACCACCGGCTTGCCGGTACGAGCTTCCAGAGCCAGAGCACCGTTGATGTCGGTGATCACGTGGGTGATGCTGCGCTTCTTGGAGTTCCGGTACAGGAACTTCATCCAGGCAGTCTGGGTGAGGACACCGGCAGCCACGATGGTGGCGTCCAGGGCGTTGGCCTTCACCACCTTGGGGGCGGCAAGTGCAGCCTGACCCACGTCGGCGTCGCCGTTCAGCATGGCCAGCAGGTTCTGGTCAGCACGCTCGTTCTTCTCGATCGCGGCTTGGCGAGCGATGGACAAGGCGATGTAGTCCAGACCCATGACCTTGGTGGCCTGCTCGGACCATTCCACACCCAGCGAGTAGGTGGGGATGCGCAGGCTCTTCTCGGAGGTGGTCAGAGTCAGCATGGTCGGAGGCGGCGCCAGCTGGGCCACGCGCTGGGAGCGAGCGGCTTCAGGCTTGGAGTAGTTGGCCTCGGGCCAGATCACCCAGTCACCGGTAATGGTGTCGTCGACGGCCACCATCGCCTCGAAGGCGGCGGGGTTCATCTCCAGGTTGGCCAGGAGCTTGTCCTCGACCAGGGCCAGGATGGCGGGCATCAGCAGCACGCGGGCCTGGTTGCTGGGGTTGGAGTTGCCAGTGACCACGCCGGCCTGCATGGAGACAGGGTTGAAGATGGCGTCAAGCTTGGGGGCGCGGATGCCGTGGGCCTTGTTGGGGTTGAAGACGATGCCTTCGCCAGCACACATCTGGGCAAACACCTCGCCGTAGCGGGAGTTGTCAGTGCCGTACTGACTGTTGACGTGATCGCGCAGGGAAACACCCGCGGCGGAGGCCGCCGCGATGGTGGCCATGTCGATGGTGACGTCCTGCAGGGCGCCGGTAGCGTCGTAGAACTTTGCCATTTTCTTGCTCCTTACGCGCCGACGCGCTCGATGACGCCGGTGGTGCCCACGGCACCAGTACCAGCAGAACCCAGAGAAACAACCTTCCACGCGTACATGGAGGCCTTGATGTGGTCATTGACGTCGCCCACGGCGGCAGCCTCGGTGGTACCGGGCTGCAAGGTGGCCTTGCCGACCTTGGCCACATCGTTACCGAGGGTGGTGCCCTTGGCGACGACCGTACCGACCACGACGAAGTCGCCAATGGCGACCACGCCGACGCCGGGGGTAGCCTGCAGGCCGTCGAACATCACTTCCTTGGCGCCTTCCTTGACGATGGAGCCGATGGTGTAGTCGTCAGCGGTGGCACCCTCGACAGCCACAATGTGGCCTTCGATCAGGTCACCGGCGGCAGCCAGCTGATAGCGGGACTCACCGGCGAACTTGACGAACTTGCCCTGTTCGACATCGGTAAGGTGGTTGGCAGCACCGGTGCCGGCACCCAGTCGCACGGTCTGGGGGACCACGCTGGAGTCGATTACTTCCTTGATCATGAACTTGGCCATTTCTGGTCTCCTTACTTAGCGTGGGTGCCGAGGGCGGCATTGACACGGGCCATGTGACGGGGGTCAATGGCCTGTTTGGGGGCGTCTTCGGCAGCCGCGTCGATGGCTGCTACGCCACCTGCTTTGAAGCTCGAAGTGAATTTGTCGGTCAGGCTGCGATGCTCAGCAAGGATCGAGGCAGGCGTGGAGCCTTCCAGGTCAGCAGCAGTACCTCCCAGCGCAACACGCATGTTGCTGACGGACTTCTTGGCGATAGCCATCAGGCCGTCGTGGGAAGCTTGCATGGTCTCGACCTGCTCCTGCAGCTTGGCCAGAGCGACATTGGACTGCATCAGCAGAGCGTTGGATTCCTTGAGCTGGCCCTGAAGCAAAGCCACCACGCCGGTATCGGCAGAAGCGGCAGGCGCTGCATCAGGTTCGGCGGGGGCAGCAGGCGCAGCAGCGGCTTCGGCAGCAGCGGCTTCGGCAGCGGCTTCGGCAGCGGCAGCGGCAGCCACATCAGCCTCCAGGGCGACGCCTTCGGCAGCTGCGGCAAGCACTTGTTCGGGGTTCAGGACACGCTTCATGGTGGCTCCTTGGGAGTTGTTGCGGGGATTGTTCATAGAATTCGCTGATGTGTCAATAGATTTATTTAATAGGCTGTGCATCATCTCGTCGTAGGACAGGATGCCATCCACCAAGCCCGCCGCCAAAGCCTGCTCGCCGAAGAACTCCTTGCCGTCGGCCATGTTGGCGTCGCAGTAGTCATAGGGCACGTTACGGGCACTGGCCACGTGTTCCACGAAAATCTTGTAGGCCGCGTCCAATTGGCTCTGAAGCTGAATTTTGGCAGAATCCGTCAAGGGTTCCACCGAGTTCACCAGGGCCTTGTATTGTCCGGACCTGAACACGGTCACACCCACGCCGTCATCTTTCAGCTGCTTGCTGTACTCCATGTGGGTGGCGATCACGCCGATGGAGCCGATGCCAGAAGTCTTCGAGGCATACACGCTGCCTGCCGAACTCAGCAGCCAATAGCCCGCGCTGTAGGCCTGCTCGCCGAAGCCTGTGACAGGCTTGATCTTATTCACCAGCTTGATCAGGTTGCCCGTGTCGTAGCAGCCGGAGACCGCGCCCCCGTTGGACTCCACATCAAGCAGAATATCCGTGATCTCAGGATTCTCCGCCGCGTAGACCAATGCCTCACGGATCGCTCCGTAGCTGGTCACACCGAACAGGCGGTTCCAGAATGTGTCCCGGTTGGTGATTGGCCCCTTGATGGAGATGATCCCGACAGAACCCTGCTGTTCGAACAGGTAGGGCACATCGGACTCCTCCTCGTCAGCCTGGCCCGGCGAGTACGCAAGGATCTTGTCGGTGATCGCCGCGTCCATCTTCGTCCAGGCGGAGTAGGACTCCTCGGTGCCGGCCCACAGGCCATCGTGTCGGATCTTGTTCATGTCTTCACCCCATCTCTTCAACGATCATCAGCAGTTCATCCACTGACAGATATTCAACCTTTGCCACCGGCGCCTCGTCCTCCGCCTTCGTCTTCTGCGGGTCCGCCTTCTTGTTCTGCCCGCGAGCCTGGGCCGGGGTGTCCGACTTCTGGTCCTGATTCAAGGCTGAGCCACCGTTGCTCGTCCCATCCGCCGGCTCAGATGCCTTGGCCGACTTGAACATGGTGCCGCTGAGCTTGGTGTAGCCAGCCGGCGGCAACTTGCCCGTCAAGGCGATGCAAGCCTCGTCATCCGAGATCAGGCCCAGTGACAGCTGCTCCAAGATCCGCGACTGCCTGGTCGACTTGAACGCCTCCAGCTCCGACTCCGGCCTCAAGTCCACCGAGTCATAGGTGAACTCCGCGTAGACGTCCAGACCAAACAAGCGCAGGGCCAGCGTCAGCGCCCTGCTGTAGATCTCGTTGAGCTTGAGCTGGACCGCGCCTTCAACCGCCTTGGTGAACAGCATGGTCTCCGTGGAGGCGATGTTGGCGCTCTGCGTCCCGTGGCCCAGCACCGAAGGCATCGCCTTGGCCCCGGTCGCCATCTTGGAGTCGATCATGCCAGCCAGGACCCGGTACTCCTCGGACAACGAGGCATTGCCGTTGTTGACCAGCTCGATGCCCAAGGTGTCGAAGTACACCAGCGCGTCCTCCGGCTCCAGGTTCGCCAGCCTTGACTCGATATCCGACACGACCGAGGCCCGCGCCGCGGCCACGGCCTCCTCAGTCGCCTTGGCCGCCTGCGGCAACGCAGCGAGGAACTTCTCCTCGTCGATCTTCACGCCCAGGCGGGGATGGATGACGCGCTTCACGATGCGCCGAATGTCGTTCTGGAAGTCCTCGGAACTGAGCACCGGCTTCAGCGCCGCCTCGAGTGGCGAGGATGCGTAGGCGTCAAGCAGGTTCTGGTCCAGCGCCACGTAGAAGAACGTGGGGATGTCCAGGTCCACCTCCGCACCCGATATCTTCTGCACCGGCTTGAGGATCTTCCCGTCCGGCTTAAACTCGATGTGGGTCACCGACAGGGGCTGAATGCGCCGCGGCAGCCGATCCTTGCCCAGCACCAGCTCGAGACAGCACGCCCCGTCGCTCATCAACTCCTTGGCCAGCGACTCCGAGTTGGAGCGCATGGACGACACGCCGGAGAACCCGTCCGAGTAATCCGTCAGCACATCAAACCGCGTCAGGAGCTGCTGCAGCAACGCCGTGCCTTCCGGCGAGTGCGTCCCATCCAGATTCTTGGCCAGGGCCGTATATCTCCGCGTGACGCCAAGTCTGATATATGAGAACACCGACGACGACAGGTCCGGGCTCGCCGCGATGAAGCTGCGCATCGCCACCGGCGTACTCTGGTTGCGATAGGTCGTGAGATCCGTGGACAGCAGATTGCGATCCGTCTTCGGCAGCGAGGCCTTGGACGTGGCGTTCTTGGCTGAGCGCAGGAACGGCGGCGTGGCCACCAGGTCGCGAGACTTGACCTTCGGCACCTCCGGGGGCGCCGGCTGGGTCGCCGCCTGCAACTCAGGCCCGTTGAACCAGGATTTGAGATTCTTGAACATGGGTCGCACCTTGGCGGAATAGCCGCGAGGCTATCATAAATTAATCTGATGAGTCGATTAATTTATTCTATCACTATAGCCCCGAGCCCCAACCCCGTCGCTTCGCCCAGAACTCATCCGCGGGGTTCAGCACCTTCTCCGGCAGCAGGATCGTCCTCACCGCGAAGCTGGAGATCGAGGACACGTGGGCCGTGCCCTTGAGCTTGGACGCAATGTAGGTGTAGAGCGCCGCATGATGGTAGTGGTCATTGCCAAGTGCCGACTTCTTCCACGTGTAGGCAATCTCGTTGGAGTCGTCGAATATCTTGCCGCGCTTCATGTCAAGGTGATGCTGGACGATGTCCTGCCTCTCCGGTGTGTCCTGGAACGCCACCATACCGCCACGCACCGCGCCCATATAGGCATCAAAAGCCTTATCCCGGTTGATGTTGACCTGCCGCACCAACTCCTTGCCCTTCTTCTCGTCCTCTTCCTGCATTTTCACGTTGTAGATTTCCACCGCTTTTGACCTGATGTACACCGCGCCGAACAGGTTGGGCATATTGGCCTGCATCGCAATAATTGTCTCAGTGTAGGGCTGCGAGTCGGAGACGATAACCGATACATTCCACTGCAGGCTCAGCTCCGGAATTCGAGTCCGCAGCGCCCCCACCGGCACCTTCTCGGCATGCACTACCAGCATGCTCTCGTCCTCTCCCACCGCAGCCACCATCAAGTGGCTCGTGATGCCCAGGTCCAGCCCCATCACAAACGTCGGCGCCCTGCCCTCCACGCGCACAAATAGCGCCTCCAGCTCCTCTCGTGTGAAGGTGGCGTCCTTGTCTTCCATGGCAAGGCCCAGACCGAAGTTCACGAAGTCCTGGGGCCTCTTGTAGTTGGTGCTCGTCTTCACGAGGCTCGCGCATGTGATGATGTTCGGCGCGTCAAACGGCGACACCTGATAGCCCGCCGCGACGTGGTTCTCCGTCGGGTTCTCGCACACAAATTCGCGGAACTCCGGCTGCAGCGACGGAACCCCGCCACAATCAGGACAATGCAGCGCCGCCTCCTGCCACCTGATACGTGGCAAGTGCGACTTGTTGACCTCCCTCAAGTCCCCGAGGAACCCTGGTACGCGCACGTGCTTGTAATAGTCTGGCTGGAACCAGTGATTGCAATGATTGCACTTCACCATGTTGAAGTGACGCCTCGAGGCCTTGAATTCAGCGTCAATACCGAAATCCGGCAATGTCGGAGTCGAGAGCTTGGTCTTCCGCTTGTACTCCGAGTGTGTGATCCGCGACTCATACTGCGACAACACCTCCTGATCGCTGAAATCCACTTCGTCGTGCATCAAGTGGTCAACCGGGATGGAGATTGCCGCATTTCCAGCCGCACACCCCCGAAAGTGGATAAACGACTCCCCGAACATCTTGACCTCGGAGTTATCAACAGCAGTGTTGAGTGCATCCCGAGCGTAAGGAGACGTCGCAATCACCGGGTCCAACCGCGTCTTGACAAACATGCTTGCAAAGCCCGCAGTCGGCAACGTGTACGCAATCGTGTACGGAGAGATGATATTCGCCAAGGCCAGGGCCGTCCGGATCGAGATTTCCGACAAACCCACCTGTGACGGCTTGATGATCACCTTCTCCTGCGAGTCGTCACGCAGTATCACCTCCTGATACTCGTGATTCTTGAATGAAAACGGCCGCCCGCCCAGCTTCGTGTGCTTGATGAGCCAATCCGGCACCTGCGCCGCCGTGAATCGACTCAACACCATCGCCCGCAGGCGCTCAACGTGGTTGAACTCCGTGGGATTCATGTCGACCCTTCGAGCATCTTCTCGTACTCGTCAATGAAGTCGCCCGCCAGGTCCACCGGCCACTTCTTCAAGGTGGAGATCAGCATCGCCTCGATCCTCTTGAACCGCTCCTGGCTGTAGAACTTGGCCTGCGTGTCCTGCAGCTTGTCCAGGGCCGAGACGCAAGCGTTCAGCACCTGCGCCCGCTGGTTCGCCGGCACGTCCAGATCCCCCATCGTCGCCGTCTGCAACTCCTTGGCGATCAGGTACTGGAGGATCAACTCCTCTTCCAGGTTCAGGTCAGCCAGGGACCGGGCCGGCAGCTGGGCATCAATCTGCGCCCGCAAGTCCAGCAACTCCGTCAGGCTGGCCCCCGCCATGCCCACCTGCCCCCGCGCCGCCCGCGCCGCCTCAAAGTCAAATGTCATTGCCACTCCCCTTCAGTATCTCAGCGAAGAACGCCTGATGGTAAACGGATTGCCCGCGCAGGGTGGGCCAGGACAGCCCGGATTGCCCGCGCAGGGTGGGCCAGGACAGCCCGAACGGCACGCAGTACCTGTTGAACGCCTCGTCGATGACGTGCGTGGGCGCATCTGCAAGGATGGACAGGTCGTGCACAGTGGTCTCCGCGCTCAGCACGGCTATGAACTTGTCCTTGTAGCCGGCCCGCTTCAGGTTCTTTGGCGGCTTGTACCGCCCCTTTGGCGGGAATTCGTCGTAAACGGCCTTCAACTTGAGCGAAAGCCTGCCGTGATCCTTCCGCAACACCTCATCGGCCACGGCCATGCGGAAGTACTTGGGGTACCGGCTCAACACCTGCAAGGTGATGCCGGGGTAGCTGGTGAGAGTCTTGTCCACGTGGCGAAACATCTGCCTAGCTGAGATATTGACCTCTTTTGACAGCTTTGCGACGGAATTCTGACCCTTTACGGCTGAAATTGCTGCATTTGCACAGCTTTCTGCGTGTTTTCTGGCCTCTTTGTGCAGACTTTCGCGTACTTTTGTCGTTGCAAAGGGCTTCCTCGCCACACTAAACAGCCTCATCAGTCGGTACACGTGCGGAACGCTGATCCCAAGGGTCTCTGCCGCCTCCCTGACGGCCTTGCCGTAGTCCTCTTGGTTGTCGAATGGCTGCTCCAGCTTACTGAAAACGTCCCTTAGCACCTCAAGGCGGTCACCCCATAGCGTCAGCAGCTGCTTGCGCCGCACATCATCCACTTCAGGATGGGCCTCGCCGGTGATCAGCGCATCGACCACACCCGCGGACTTGACCTTTGGCTTGGTGTATCGCCGGGACTCACAATAGTTGTAGAGGGCGATCAAGTCCATGCAGGCGTGTGCCGCAATGACCGGCTGGTGCTTGGTGGGGATCTTGTCGGCGAACCGCCACTGCATGACCGTTTTCACAGTCGTGCCCGTGGCCGCGGCCACTGCCTCGTAGGTCACGAAGGCATACATCGCCACCTGGACGAACGAGTTGGGGTTGGTCAGCCGAATGTGCGTCATATTCTAACCTCTCCTAGTCTTTTCTAAGCCTTTCTAAGCCTTTCTAAGCCTTTCTAAGCCCGTCTACTTAGCGACCGGCATTATATCTTTAGTTATAGTGGCTTGGTGAGCGTCAATTTGAGCTTAGCCTATATGGCTAATATCCAGAGTTATTTTCTGTAGTTGAGGTAGTCGTCGAGCACGAGCCTCACCAGAGTGTCCCGAGGTATGTTCGTGGCATTGACGATCACCATGAGCTTGTCGTAGTCCTCTTTCGGCAGAGCCAGCGACGTCGGACGCTTGGGTCCGTCCAGATCAACCAGATCCTCGCCGTCCAAGGTCCGGCGGATGCGCTTTCCAGCCACATCCAGGACGTACAACGGATCGGCCAAGGCCGGGGCCAGGGCCTTTCTCACATTGAAGGCCAGTGTCCTTGGGATGTTCCGCAAGGCTTCGCTTTGCGCCTCCAGCATGTTCACTCGAAACGTGACGTTTTCAGTCATTTTGAGCCAATAAGGTTGTGACGCTGTGAGTGTAGACATAGCAGATGGCAGTTGCAACATGAAAGTTCAAAAATGTCGTTGCGCTGGAAGAGCCAGGTGGTTAGCCCGGCCCTGGCCCCGTCGGCGAAAAGGTGCGGCGTCATTGCGCGGCGCACCATGCCACGGCCAGGGCGGTCGGGCTGGCCACGGCCAGGGCGGTCGGGCTGGCCACGGCCAGGGCGGTCGGGCTGGCCACGGCCAGGGCGGTCGGGCTGGCCGTGGCCACGGCGGACGGGCTGGCCGTGGCCACGGCGGACGGGCTGGCCACGGCCAGGG